TAATGTGAAAGTCATATTTTCCCCTTAAAAAAACGATCCTGCGGCTTTCCCGGCACCTTGAGCAAAACTATTCGCCATTCCCGGAATCAACCCACCATACCCTTGTTGAATATATGGATTATATTGTTGTGTGTTCAATCCATAATTCAAACCTTGCATTCGATTTTGATTCTGATTCATCTTTTGTTGGTTGATGAACATTGCAAGCTGTGAAGAAAGATTCTCTGAAAGATCCCTGCCGGCGGTTGCAAGGGAATTGTTCAACCCGGACGATGCGCCTTGGTCAGCAAATGCTTGCTGGATTCCGGGGATTACTTGTTGATTGAAATTTCTCATGGCAGGATTTGCGACACCTTGCTGAAACACGTCCGCGGCTTCCTCAGGATTAAATTCGCCAAATATATCGCCAAATTGCCCACCTTCTTCACCCAATAAAGATTGCATCACGGATTGAAACAATTGCTGTTGTTCGGGAGACAAACGGTCCATATTTTTGGCTTTGTCTCTTTCTCCAAATGCAAATTTACCTAATTGTTTTCTTTTTTTTTCATTACTGAAAACACTGTACAAAGGATTTGTTTTGCTTAGTCCTTGCCAAAAATCCATGCTTCTTCTCCTGTTAAATTTTATTTTATCATACTGCTTTCGATGAAGCAATATTTTAAAATAAAGATTTACAATTTCGTATATTCGAGAATGACGTACCCTTCATAATTTGCACCGAATCCCGCGCCAGTAACGATAACCACATTGGTTGCATTTACATCCACGCTGGCAGCGTTGGCAGCAACAGAGCTTGAATAGCCGAGTTTCCGTTGATTCGTTCCGTTTGATACCATCACGCGATCGTTTACCAATGTATCAATGGTAACTATCCCGTGTGGGATCGTGTTTGTTGCGCCTGCTGCCAATACACCGGTCGGTATGGTTAATCGAAAGACCGCCTTCCCATCCACCCATACGTCATTCGTGATTACTTCTTCTTTCAGATATTTATCAGCACGCTTTTTGTCGTTAACTATGTCGGATATATTGATGTAAAGGTCGTTTACTTGGTCCGTAAGCGGTCGCTGACTTTCTTTATAGATGGTTACAGGCGAAAGCATCGGAATTAATGGCTGGCTTGTATAACTCATATTCCGGGCAACCTTCCGCCGGGGGCGAACCAGAGAATGTACCCATTCAATGTAAACCCCTTAGTCGTCACGGTTGAATTGGCAATCTGATCGGGGGTTAGGTACACTCTGAAACGGTGGAACTGCGCGTTCATATTTACAAATACGCGTTTCTGTTTCCAATCATCTTCACTAGGGTTTAGCGTTATGGTTAACGACGCGGTTTCTTCTTCATCGATAAAAAAATCAATGTTCAGCAAGTAATCAGGGTCATAATCGCCCGGCGAGCTTGGTCGGTCAAAATAAAAATCCACATATCCCAGCGTTGCACGCTGACCTTGTTTGACGAATGGATTAAAATCCTTTGTCAAGAATTCGAACCCTGTCTTTGTTCCGTTATCCGTTGAGAAGAACGGGAATATTTCCATAATCTCGCCATCGCGGGTACCGAATATTGGAATCTTTGCCCCTTTCTGACTAAAATACGACAACCAATTTTGCCCATCTTGGAAGTCACTCCATGAATAATCCAATCCGTTCGCAGCGGTAAAATCTTGCCACGCAAGGTCGCGGTTGTTGTAATACGCTCCGAATGTCGTTGATTCGATATTGAATGTTGAGAAGCTGTTTTCGAGATAATTCCACACTAACCATTTGTCACAATAAAATGTTACATCGACTTCTTTCGATGGGTAACAGACAAGTTGTTGATTAATATTGTCAAAGCGATACCCGTTACACAAATCGAAATTATCGGGATTTACTTCGTCATTGGTAAAATCAATTATTTTTTCGTCGTAACGTTCGACATTAACACCATCGCATTGAAGTAACCCAGTTGCGCCGACGGCAGTTACATATTCTTGATACGACACCGTCGCGTAAGGTGAATCAATTCGACGCATATCGTTGAGCTTCTCCCATCGGTATGGTGATGTATCAATGCCCGTATATCGCAATTTCCACGTAGAGTCTTGAAAAAATCCAATGGTTTCATCTCGCAAAAACTCTTGCGACATTATCCACTCTGGTGTCGGTGCTTCGACGAATCCGCCTTTACCTTGGACATCGCTTGCCCATGAGAACGGATTGTTTAACGCGGAATACATCAATCGCTGAGGCTTTATAGTCCCCGTTATCGTCGGTCGAAATAGATTTAAACGGTTCTTGTATACTGTAACGAACAATGCTGTTGTTAGATTATTGACCAATGGCGTTGACGAAAGGATTGATACAATCGGCTGAAACAAAAATGTTCCGTCCCATACCGTCAAACGGTCGGTATTGTTGACGATGAACGCCTTGCCGATGTAGTTTGCCACCGAAAAGAATGCTTTTGGATTTGTATTGAAGAAATTTGGTCCGGAAATATTTGTTAGCTTTCTATTAGTTGAATCGACAACGGCTGCCATCGTATCATTAAACACTAAAGTTTGTTGAGTTCCGTCCGCAGTCCAGAAAAACTTAATGCCCTTTATCGGTGACGGGTCGGCTTGAAATTCCCATCGAACCCAAACGTCTTGGTTCGCTGCGGCAGCCGGCGGCGGCACAACAAAATTAACTGATAAAAATCCGCTTGCGTATGTGATAAATCCGGCATTTACACCGTTCGGTAAGTCCGTTAACGTTCCAATTGTTCCGGCGCTATTGGATACGTCAAATGTTGAAAGCGAATGCTGAGCCGTCGCAGTATTTGCTACATAAACACTGTTTCGATTAATCGGTAGTCCGGGAATTAATGTATTTAAGTTCACCGTAAATAATGTTGTCACGCCATTGCCAACACCGATGCGGATACCATAATCGACACGAATCCCAGTTGCATTATCCGGGGCGGTGGTGAACGTAATAGAAATCGCTCCAGTGGCATAATTTATCGTGCTTCCGGCGGCGATGTTTGTTCCAGTAATATTCCCTGCACCATCATCGACACCATCGGTGATAATCACGCCTGCTAATGTGTGCTTTATTTGCAGGGATCGTTTTCCAACAGGCAAATACGGGATTGTTCCAGTAAATGTCTTGTTGACAGGGTCACCGGTTCCAGAAGCCATTTGGTAAACACCAACACCATCCGGGAAGTTAGCAAAATAACCAAACCCATATCGTTTCTGGATGACACCCCGATATGTATAGCAATCTTGCATGTCAACAAGTGCGTCTTCGGGTTGCAACCAGGGCTTGAGGTAGCGACTGACACCGGAGGTCGAGGGAGCGACCATAAAAGGTTGATATCCACTCATGCTTGTAATCCGAAGGCTATCCAATTTATTGAAGAAATTGTCGAAGATTTATTGTTTACAACAAAGCTTCCTAAACCGACAGATTGAACAAATACGTTTTTATTAGGATCACCAGCCGTTACACCCGTTATTACCACGCTGTATACTGCCCCATACGTGATACCATAAGAGATTGTTGTGGTTGTGTTTGTAGCAACGTTATCCGCCCCGCCTTGAAGGATATATCCACCCGGCAACGTCATGTAAGGATGCGTCCCCGCCGTCGTCGCTGGTCCAGTAATCTGTATTTCACGCCCGCCACCTTCTTGAAAGAAAAGTGTCTCAGTTGTATCTTTCGTTAACGTATACAGCTCACCCGAACCGGCAACCGCGGCAGGCGTTGCGCCTTCGGTAACAAAATGAATCGTTTTGTGGTAACCGCTATTGTCATTGAGAACTGGCGTTAGATTGAATTGATGGTCAGCCGATACAATTGTCTGTATGACAGGCCATTGGTTCGTCGTAATATCGCCGGGAAAGTTTCGTATCTTGTCTGATGGCAAAGGTGTGTTTGCGTCCCACGTCACTGTAACCTCCTAAGTATTAATCACTTATGTGTCCCCATCGTTCACCCCTTACAATATAAGAAATGGCACTTTGGTCGACATCAAATTGCTTAGCAATCTCTTTTTGTTTATATCCCATTTCATACATTTTTTTAATCGTTATAATTTTTTCATTATCAAGTTTTTTCATTGGGTGTTTTTCACCTTTAACATCACCTCTTTTCCTATTTTTGAAAAGAAGTTTTGTTTCTGGTTTATGAAACCATCCCTTGGCTGTATTTCTTCTATTTTTTCTTATGCAATCTTCTACATTTTCTTTTTGACTTCCCAAAAATAAATGATCTGGGTTTACACATTTAGGATTGTCACATTTATGGCATACTTGCAATGACAAATCGAATTTACCCACAAAAACCTCATATGATACTCTATGCGCGATACATGTTTTTTTTTCGTAAATCACTTTACCGTATCCGCCTCTCCCATATGCTAAATCCCATTCCCAACAATCATTATTTTTTTTTATATTTCCTAAAATTTTACATTCAATACAGCATTGCTTATCTTTAGCTTTTGGAATATATTCTTTTTGGCAATAAGAACATTTTCTGTTTTTATTTTTTCTTCTCCAATTTTTTTTGTATTCATTTAAACATGTTACGCATTGCAGATTTGGTTTTTTTATTTCTTTTTCTAAATTACATTTGTTACATATTGACATATCACCTCTTTTTTAGAGATGAGTGTACTCTACATGGCGATAAATTTACACTAACTTTTGTTCTTGTGTTTACGTTTTTCTGCATATCCGATCGCCAACGCTTGTTTAGCTGATTTCACAACCGGACCTTTCTTGCTACCGGAATGAAGCTCACCTTTTGCGAACTCACCCATTACTTGTTTTACTTTGTTGGCTTTCTTCTTCATTTCTTTTTCGATCCTTTCATCACTTCCGCAATGCGTGCTTCCTTGCCCGGTTTACCCGACTTCTTTAAGGTTTTTTTGAGTTTTGCGTCGTCTTTGATCTGCCCTTTCAAGCTTTTGATTTCCTTTTTCTCTTCCTTAATCATCTCTTTGAATTCTTTCCCGTCTTTGTTAATGTGCTTTATCAATTTATTTTTCATTTTTGGTTTGATGTCTTTGCTTGCCATTTTGTTTCCTTGTAAAGCCGCTTTACTTACCATTTGGGTACGCTGCGTTGGCTTGAATATTGTTGGGTTGACCGTCCAATTGCACGATCAAGGTAAAAATCATAATCGGGTTGGAATCCACGCGCTTGGTCAAGCTGACCACGTCGACGGAATATCTCAATCGCTACACCATAACCGATCGTGTAACCCCAATATTGTTGCTCCGGCACCTGTAAACCCGAACCATTGGCGATAAATGCTGTAGGGATGATGTATGCTTGTGCATCGATTCGGTATGCCTGATCAGGTATCGGACTAAACTGTATCGTTCCTGCGCCTTGATTGTAGTATAACGCACGGGGACGACCATTGATTAACGGTGCCCAAGTAAGAATAATGTTATTCCCAAAAGGAGGAGCGACACTGAAAGTCACTGTAATCGCCCCCGTCGAATAATCTACAACACCCGCGCCACCCGTTCCATTTGTTGCCGTCAAAATGCCATCTTTATTTGAATCGACCATGTCGACCACACCGTCAGTGACAATGACAGTTCCGGGAACGATTGGAACTTGATTGGCTGAAACTGAAAAGACCGTAGCGACGCCGTCGCCGCTAGCGAATTGATCTTGCTGATATTGGTATTGATATTCTCTCAACCAGATCGTTTGATCTTGGTAATAAAACAATTGCATACCATTGCAAAACATTCCCGGTTCTAGGGACATGTATTGCTCAAGATCGAAAGGATATTCAACTTGGTTTTGAACCGTGTAAAACACATACGGAACCAACGTCTTGAAAGGTTTCATATCATCCGGTAAAACGAACAAAATGAACTTATTAATCAAGTCGTCGATCTTAGCGTCCGTTAGCTGATATTGCGTCGGCGAACTCGTTAAATCTCGAACAACCTGGCGAATGTCATCTAACGTAAAATTTAATGCCATTACGCCACTTCCTGCATGCGGAATCTAAATTTCTTACCTGTTACACGGGAAACCATACTTCTTTGACCGGGGACAATCTCTTCTTCAACGTTAGAACGGACAGGTTCATAACATTGATCGCGATAATATTCGAATGCAATTCTTGGGAGCTTGTAAATCTGTCCATCGTACATCATGCCCTTACATGCACCAATTTTTAACCACTTGTCGATCCATTCGTATGGCTGTGGAACGCCTCTTTGTTCTTCGTTAAAGAATATAAATTTCACCAATTCGTATTGAGCTGGATCAGGACGATCGGTCTCTTCTTCTTCAACAACTACACGTCTTCTTACGACACGACGATATTTTTTATCTTCTTTTGCTTGCTGCTGCTCATTCAATTCTTTTTCTGCCATATTTCCTCGATTAATAGATGGGTGAGGACAAATTGCCCCCACCCTGTGAAACTGTAACTCGGTTTGCAATGAGACTATTAAGCCCCAATATCCCCGAGTGCGCGACTGTCGTCGCTGATCAACGCTTCCCAATACATGACATCGCCGTCATTACCAAGAACAGCTGACCCCAGACCAATACCAACGTCCGCAACGTTAAGAGGCGGAATGGGTTGACCAGAAACAGCTTGTACGCGATAAGCAACGCCCGAGTTAGCTGTATATGTGCCAGTGTATCCACTGGTGTCTACGGCGAAACTAAAGGTGTTAGCGGAGATTCTTGTAATGGTGTACGAATTACCGTTCAGTGCAGCCCAATCAGTACCAGATGAACCACCAACAAAACTAAATTTGAAAGTGTCGCCTGATGCCCAATTTGGGATACCTTGACCGGGTGAAAAACCTGGTCCAACGAATGTCGCAACGCCCGGATTTGCTTTTGTGATGGCAGTAATCTGCACGCCAAAAAGATCGGTGTTGTTGATAATCGTAAAACCGTTGGTTGTTTCAAGGCTCGATGAAAGGTCGGTAGTTCCGCGAGTGATGAGTAAAGCATCACCATCTCCCATCCCTCTAAACCATTTCATCTCGATCGTTTGATCATTAGTTCCATACTTCGTATAGTTGTACATTTTAAATGACACTAACGAAGGTTGAGACAGTGTTGTCGCAATATTTGTATTGCTGACGTTGGTTTGCACGGTTTGAATCGGCAATTGTAAGTGATAAGGCACTGCGGAACCGCCGCTAGTGAATGATCCTTGTATGATGTAGCCTTCTGTAGCCATAATACTGTCCTCCTTATGCTGCGGTTGAACGTAGGTTTCTGATAAACGCATCGTTCAAAATACGTGCCGCATAGAACACGCTGAAAGATACAGTACCGAACTGGTTAGCAGGGTCTAAAGCACCAGCCGAGCCGAGAGGCTTGACGATGATAGAACCGTTTTGTGCAATGTTTGCGTCTTGCTCAGCCGCATCGCGACCTGACAAGTGCATACATGCATAAGCTTCACGACCAACGATCAGGTTGTTGTACACGTTTGGCGAAACGTTCGTGTTTACTGACCCTTGCGAGCTTCGTAACCATCTCACGTTACCAACGCTACCCCACTCGGCATCCAACCCGTCGCGTACCGGATAGTTCGCAACTGAGATAAATCCATCGCAGTTTTGAAGGTCGGTAATGATCGCGGAGTTTAAGAATCCGAAGTAGGCTTGACGAACTGGCTGTGTACCAAATTTCATAGTACCTTCTATGTACTCAGTGATCATCAATGCGTCGTTCGTATCCAATGTCACCATTGCGATATCGATGTCAGCGCGAGTAAGTTCCGTCGGTGTATTACCGTTCAAACCGTTACTACAATTGATAACCGAGCTTGTCGCAGCAAGAACGTCTCTTGTCAAAGCGTCAAGCGTAGTACCCATTTGGATACCAAGTAATTCGGTAAATGAATTCAAAATCGGATCGTTAATTAACAATTGCATTTGATTGTCATACTTAATAAACGCTCCGTAGAACTGAATTTGAGTAACGATGTCGATAGCTTGTGCAGCGACTTCGGAAATCAAATCACCGGATGCAACAGGGGTCGTCGCATTAGCTAGACGCAAATAACGTCTATGTACCATCTGGCGACCGCTATTTTGTGGTAGTGCTTTTTTCACCGCGAACTTATTATAAATAAGGTACGGGCGAGCGATCATCAACAATAGACGGTCGAATATTTGGTTAACTGCTGGCGGCAGTGTAGCCAAGGTTGTCATTGACATAGTGTGTCACCTTTTAGGTTTAGGACCTCGCCTTTGCCATATTGAACATTGCCAAAATCTGATCGTCTGTCATGACAGCCATTCGCGCGTCTTCGTCTTGTACCATCACGTTCTTGCGGGCGTTTGCCGGCTGTGTCCGCGAAGCATTGTCAACGATCTTATTTACGGTCGCTTCGTTTGCTTTTGCGAGCTTGTCTTGATGGTATCTAGGTGATGACTGCGCCAATTTGTATGCCAAACGGTGCATCATCGGGTTATTCTGTATAGCAAGGGCAAGGTCAGGGTCTTCTTGCAGTACATCGGGGAGATAGTCTTTAACCGTAGATTCGTAATCCGTGTAACGCGAACGCATCCTAAGATCAGTCAACTGTTCCTTGAGACGATTTACCTCTTGAAGCTCGCTCTCTCGAACTTTCTTAAGCTCTCCCCACGTGGGAATATCGTCGTCACTGTATGTTGTCTGTTGCGTCTGTGGTTGCGATTGATTTTGTAAGGATCGCTCCAACTCCATCACTCGCAATTGCGACATCTGATTATTTCGTTCTACTGTTTCTAACTTCTCTCTCAATGCTCTAAAGTTCATCTCTTTGTCGGATTGAACTTCATTTTGTTGAACCGCGGCGGCTGGCTCTGTTACGCCTTCGACTTGTTCAGTCATTGGTACCCTTTTTACGTCTTTCAAGCTGACGAGGCTATCAAATAAAATCTTTACTTGATAATTTAATTAAAATTTTTTCAACTACATTTTGTCAATTAATCTTTTCGAAAATATGATCGGAAAGTGGCATATTGGCGGCAAATTGGGCGTTCTCCAAAACCAATTCGTCGGACAATTCTTCTTCGGGTACGGGAATATCGAAAGGCAATGCACAGCATTCCGCCTTTCCATCTTTCCATATCTTATAAACAACCTGTCCCATCATCTGGTTCGGCTCTTCGTCCGTTACCTGCCATAGCTCTTTGATTTTGCGTTCAACGTCATCCCATTTTGCGGTATAAACTACCCAAAAAATCTCGGGACAATCATGTTTCGCCAATAACTCATTAACTAATTTTTCTAAACGGTGTACGAATGCCCACCCCATCGCCGAACGCACATCCCCGCGTTGCATTGCAACGTCGAAACGTAAATCCGTGGACGGTTGGGTCATTTGCTCCCCTAACGCATTTCCATTTAAATCTATCAACATGTGTCACCTATTGGACGTACGAATACATTCTATTGTTCGGAAGCTGTTGTTTATTCAGCTTCGACATATCGGGGTCTTTCATCCCGCGATCGGAATAAACTTGATTATCGGAGCCATCACGGGAACCGTAATTGCCATTCTTAACCGAGCCTTTCTCTTCCGATTTCTCATGCTTCGCTTTCATACCCACTTTTTCAAGGTAGGCATCGGAATCATTAACGCCTTCACTGGTACGGTCGTTCACACGATCGGAACCTGCATCTGCGCCTTCTTGTCCTTGCTTAACGAAATTCTTGAGATTGGGCTTTGCTCTCGCCGGCTCTCTTAAAGGTTTCATCGCCATGATTAAACTCCGTAATCTGAACCTAGTTCATCTTCATCCGCTTTGTGTTCGGACTTGCCTTTCACCTTGGCTGGACCTTTATGTTCTCCCGGACCTGCGAATTGATTGGTCATATAACCATTCATTCGTGTGTTCGCGAGTTCTTGCTTGCGTAGCTTGTTATGGTCTGTGGTTGTATCCCCCAGATCATCCATGCGCCCCGGTGTGCTATTTGGAGCCATGCTTTGAACTGTTTTACCGTACATCTTGCACCTCTGTTTGTGCTTGTTTTAGTTGCTCAGGAAAAGAATCTACCTTCTCCAGCTTGACGATGGTGTCGATGAAAGCATTAATGTTTTGCATCTCTACCGTTTCAAGGTCTTTTGCGGCTTGAGCGCGGTGTAAGGTTGCCAGTGCGCGGTCATCCTCTGCTTTAGCCAGCTTTTCTTTTGCGGAAGCAAGTTTTGCCATGCCTTCTTTCATCAATAGATCGTTAATAACTGCCTTGTCTTGCATCTCTGCTTGTGCGATCTGTTGCTGCTGCTGCTGTTGCATCTGCTCTTGTTTTTCCACGTCTTCGAGAATCTCTTGCGCGCCTTGTCCCGGATACTTTGACAACAATAAGCCCCATGAAATCGGAGCACCCATTTCTTTGAACTGCATCAATTGTGAGAAGAATAATTGTTGTTGGGTCTCTGTAAGCGGCGCTTCTGCGGTGACGCAGTCATATTTGCCGAAGGTGCCGGAGAAGAATTCCGGTGTCGGTTGTTCTTTTGTCACCAGAAAGACTTTTTCGGGAGTCCAATTTCGTTGAATCATTTTCATCAAGCGATTGCCCACGATCTCTTCGGATTGGCGTAGGTTATCAAACAAATCTTGAAGGTTGACGAGCGCCGCACCTTGTCGCAACATGGCAAGAATACCGGCTTTGTCATCATCCGCCGCAGCAAGTAGTTCTTCGTTTACACCAACGACACGCATTATCAAATTGTTGTAAAGTCCCTGTAGCTCCATGAGTCCGGCTGGTATTGGGCGCGCATCAAGCTGTCTTGCATCGCCCATAATGTCCGCTTCGTTCTTCGCGTAGATGACACGCCCCTGTCCCGTCTTATAAAAATCTAGGGGGTTGTCAAATTTGGATTTCTTGACAATCCAACCCGT